TCAACAACGCCGGTCTTTGATAAAGCCGGCGGCCAGCAGGGCTTTGGTCATGGCGGCTTGAGTGGCCGCCTTTAAGTTGAGGTCGATAAAGTCGGTCATCGGATTGCCCTCATCTGATCATCGGTTGGAGAGAAGAACCACGCTCTCAAATTACGAACGTGCCCATAAAAATCCCGATTACCAGGCGCTGGTGCACCACAAATATAAACTGGATCGTTATAGACTTTGGCGGGGTACCCCTGCCATTGCGATGCGACGTTTATTCCCTCTAGCCATCGCGATCTATCACTAAATCGCACAGCCAGCGTTTTTTTAACGCCAACAATATTTACCCCACCCCATGTGCCTGCATTCATATCAATGAATGCTCCCTTGTTGGCTGGGTCAGAAATCTCCAATACCCTGGGCCATGAATCTAACCCCTTACCCATTAATTTGACTTGGGCTGCAAAGGCCATGTTTATGTCGGACGGGACATTTCCTGATGGGGCCAAATACAAGATGTCCTTCGCTCGGGTAACAGCAGCTCCTGCGGTGGGGATATAGGAACTGGCAAACGGCAAGGCCTCCAACTGGACGCCGTAGACAAAAAACGATATTGGCGCAGACGCAGCTTGAATAACAAACGCTGAGTTAGTTCCAGCTGCGCGGGTTTGAGTTATCGAATAGCGTTTCCACTCTGTAGTTAATGTTACCCCCAATCCAATGGTTGCGTTGTGAATGCCAATGCGAACAACCTCCCCGCCAACGGCTCCGCGCAACCACACCGAGGTGGTGTAAACAGCGCCGTCAACTAGAGGGGATGATAGAGGTGGGTTTGTTCCCGTATATGCATTAACCGTGTCGATTCTGGTCGCGTCGTTTGCCCCAAACGGGCCTGTCTGATTATCTACCTTTGTCGCCCCAGCCCCGAACGGGGTAAACACATTGGAGTTTGTAACTATGTTTGAGCTTTGCCCCTCAATCAGCAGCCCTTCTTTCTCAAATCGCGGCTCATTCGCGGCAGCGGTTTTCAGCTGACCATCCTTGCCAATGTAGGTCGCTGTGGTGCTGCGGCTGAAATTCACCATCCTGGCCACCACATCCGACCCGACCAGCACATCCCGCCCATATCCTGTGATCAGGCGCAGGCTGTCAGAGAGCGGCGCCCACACATCCGGCAGTGGCAGAGCTGCAGCAGCCACAATCCCCGCCGCCCGGTCGGCCTCGGTGCCGGAGCGATCTGCTTCGGTCTTGGAGCGGTCTGCCTCGACCTTGGCGCGGGCCGCCTGACCCTCGCCATCGCTGGTCACCCTCTTCCATGGGATCAACTTGTGGGTGGTGCCGTCGGGGGCTGTCACAGTGATTTCGGCCGCATCGCTGGTAAACAGCTGCTGCACCATGTCGGATTGGCCCTGGTAGTAGGACAGCGAGGCATTTAGCTTGCGGGCAAACTCCGGGATAGAGTCAGAGAAGGTGGTGATCACCTCGTAGGCTTTGCCGGTACCGGTAACCCCACGAAACGCCTGCACCAAGAACAGCTCGGTGTTGGAAACCACATAATCAACCTCGTAAAGGTCAACCGTTGCCCCGGTGGTCATACAAAAAAGGTGGCCCTTGGCCACCCCGTTCTTGGCATCTGCAAAGGTGGTTCCGGTACCGGTCACCTTCTTGCTGCCGCTGGTGACAGCTACAGTGCCGTCACGCTTCCACAATCCTGCCATCTATGCGCCCCCTTACTGACCTGTCACCCGGTTAAAGCCGGCCTGCTGGCGGGCTTCCATATTGGCGTCAGCCTGGGTTTTCTCGCCCAGCTGCTGCAAGAATGCGTTGTAATGGCCGGCAGCACGGTTGCTGTTGGCAGCGTACTCAGCATCCTTGGAGAAACAGCGGTAGAGCATGAAGTCGATGATCGGGTTGATGTAGATATCATCCAGGTCGGCCAGCGCCGGCGTGTTGGCGCTCTCCACATCGGCCAGTTGCTTGGATTGCGGGGCGACCGAATAGATCACATCCACCTTGACCGCTTCGGCCGGGCCGGGATGCAGATAGAAGGTCTTGGGATCGCGATCTTCATAGCAGTAGTTATCAACTGATGTCGCTGTCTTGCCGGAGTGCCAATCTGGGTAGCTGTCATCCAACGCCTTGCGCGGCACGAAGCGAACCACCTTGCCGTTGGCATTGCGCAAGACTTCAATCAGGCGCAGGGCGTCAGCTGGCAGCGCCTGCTTGGTGCCGGCCGCGCAGATAAACTCGACGTTCTTGGTGTGAGCGTCAGGGCGAACCAGCACGATCGCCTTGGTGGCGTCGTTGTAGTAGTCCAGCAGCTCCTGTTTGGGCCAGCGGGTAAAAGTGGGATCGACTAGCAGGGTGTTGACCCGCTTGATGATGGTTGCAATGGACACGGTAGCCATGGCGACTCCTTAGAAAAAGCTGTGTTTGCGGGGTGGGTTGTAGAACTCAACTTGAGTCGGTGCGCTGTGCTGTTTCCTGAACCGGCCGGCACGTCGCCACCCTTCAACAAACTCGGCGCGATGGTAGTTGGCACGCTTTGGATCAGACCAGGGGCGGTCAGGCTGGGCGTAAAGCAGTGAGGCCACGCCGTGGGCAATGGCCTCTGAGTGGTCGGTGTAGAGCTGTGCTGGTAGTTCCTTGGCGCCTTTTACCGGGGCGGCTACGTACCAGATCCGCACATCATTGAGGTCGGTCAGGATGCTCAACTCATTTGCGGATAAGGCGAAGTAGTCACGCCCGGAGTCCAGTGGCACGCCATCAGCACCGGTGAGGTGCAGCACATTGCAGGAGGTAACCCCGTCCACATTGCACACTGCTTCCAGGCTACCGGCTGACGCTCTAGGAAGGAGGCGATCGAGGGTGATCAGCTCTGACTCACGGCAGAAGGTGATCGCCGTTTCGGTCACAGCCTCCTCCAGCAGCATCTCGAGCGGGCCGGTGATATGCAGCCTGACGGTAGGCAGGAACTGCTCGCGGGGCACCATCTGCATGATTACCCCTCCTGGCCAGCCGCCAGCTTGTCTTTCAGGGCGTCACGTACACGCAGCCGGTAGTCACCCACCTTCTCTTGAGGGGCTTGCGGCTCAACCTGCAAGTCCTCCCCCTCCACCAGGGTCGCCAGCTGGGCGCTGGTCATCTTGGTGAGGTCGCGGTCGCCGACCACAAAGCTTTGCTCTTCGGCCAGTCGGGCAGCTTCAGCAGCAAGGAGTTCCTGCTCATCGGCCTCAGCCTTGGCAATGGCCCCCTGCCGCTCCAGCTCATCGGCCAGCGCGTCATGGCGGATCCAGACGGTGGGGAACTCCAGCAACTGCATGGCGATGTGGCTCTCCACATCAACGGCGGTGTGGCGCGGGAACACCAGGCGGGATCCGGTGACGGTGTCTTTCTTGCTCGGCTTGTCGCCGATATAAACCACGGCAATTTTGTCACTCACAGCAATATCTCCAATCCAGAAATGAAAAAGCCCGGCGCAGGGCCGGGCGTGACGGGCAGCCTTACAGGTTGCCGATCACCTCATAGTGCAGCTTGAGCTTGACGGTTCCCGTTGCCGCACCACCGCCGATGGTGAGGGTGATCTCCTGGTCAGGTGCCGTCAGCAGGTCGTCAACTGGAATGTACTTGGCCACCGCCGTCACCGTGCCTTCGGCGTTGATGATGACGGTGTCGCCGATCTTGGCCGTAATAGTGGTACTCGCGCCCAGCGCAGTGCTGAACATCGTGACTCCCACCACTTTCAGGTTGGGCTCCACTTTGTCGCCAAACGCGACGACGTCGCCGGCCGGTACCGCCGCCAACTTGGCCATCAGGGTAGGAGAGATGGAAAGGTTGCCGAACGCACCGACAAACCAGCGGTACGCTTTGGCGACCAGGGTAGTTTTGGCCATGACATGGCTCCTTATTGGGTCTGATAAACAGGGAGGGGGCGCTTACCCCCTCTGGTTTAGGGCTTAGCGGCCGATGGGGCTCACTGCGGTATCCAGCACCATGCAGCCATGGTCTTGGATGTTGCCGTTGCGCTGCTTGAAGCGGATTTTCCTGCAAACCGGACACCCAGTTGATGGAGAGCTCGGTCGCGTTGCCGTGGTCGGTTTTCTCTTCGTGCATACCGAAGGAGCCACCCTGCTCGCCAGAGCCGAAGGCATTGGCCAGCGCCTGGCCACCCAGCAGCACCGCGCGGTCGATGGTGGTACCGGCAACCTTGTCCACTTCAACCCCGGTCGCGGAGTTGGTCGCGCACACCTTGACGGCGCTGCCTTGGTTGAAGCGGATCGGCATGCCCTTGTACTGCTTGACCAAGATGCCCCGCCACATCGCACCTTCACCACGGAAGATGGGGTGCTTCCAGCCATTGGCGCGCTCTGCCACCGCGGCCAGCATGGCATTCCAGTCTTTACCGGAGCTGGAGGTGTAGAAGTCGTGCCATTGGCGCGGGGTGACGTAGAGCACATAGAGCGGCTCGCCGCCGGAGGGGTCTGCCACCATGCGGATCGGTTGAATGGGGTTGGCCATCTCGGACAGATAGAGCGCCATGTTGTCCACGCAGCCGAGATTGAACCGGTCCGCGGCGTCGATGGCTTCGAAGGTGGTAGCATCCCCGCCGAAGAAGTGGCGCTCGTAGGTCGGCGCGGTCAGCGGGTTGATCATGATCTCCGAAAACTCGGGATCATCAGCCAGCGGCAGGATGATGTCGGTTGCCGAGTAATCGCCGCGAGCTCCGGCCAGCTGGGCAAAACCGCGCTGGTCAACCAGGCGGCCGTAGTAGCCATCACCCAACAGCACGCGAGCCGTCTTGATCAAGTCGTGCTTGGTGCGCTTCTGGCTCATCTTGCCGCCGGCATCCACACCATGGCGGGTCTGGTTGATCTTGAGCGAGAAGTCGGCGAAGGACATGCTCTCCAGACGTCCAGCCAGCTTCTTGTCACCCATGGTCGGGCGGCCAGACAGTTGGTGGAACAGCTGCATGTCTACTTCTTCGCCCGCCCCCTTGCTGAGATCAGTGATGCGGACCACCGGAGCACCGGCGCTGGTCTGCTTGCCGCCGTTGACTTTGGCGCCCTTGGGGGCCTCTTCGGTCAGCATGTTCACCAGCGAGTGGGAACGGTTGGCCGTCGTAAACAGGGCGGCCTGCATAATCTTGTTGGCTTGAGCCGAGGTGACTTGGGTCATGATCCTCTCCTACATGAAAATAAAAACCCCGACACAGTGGTCGGGGTTGGCTTGTTTAGATGGGTTGTGGGTTAAAGCCCGGACTGTTCCAGCAGGGCGTCAATCTGGGCGTCGGTCATGTTGCCGAACTCCCCGACCAGCTCGGTCTGGGACATGGCGCTATAACGCTCAACACCGGTAGCCGGCGCGTGATGGGTTTGGCCCAAGGCTGATGGACTGGACGGGATGTGGTCAGTAGGCTTTTCCGCTTCCTTGCTGGGTGCCTTAGCGGGAGGTGGCGCGGTGTCCACGGCATCGCCAAAGGCCAGTTTGGTACGGCGAGCAGCCTCTGCGAATCGCTCATCCAGCGACTTGGCTTGCCACGCTGGGTCAGCCTGGAGCTTTTCATCGACGATGATGGCGAAGTCGAAACGGTCCTGGTCCTTTTCCCGCCAGCTCACCAGATCAGGTACCGCCTGCAGTGCGGCCTGCACCGGGGTGAGTGTGGGTTGAACCTGCTGCGGGGCTGCTTGTGGCTCCAGCTTTTGGAGCTTACGAGCAATGGCTGCGATGGACTTGCCGAGATCGGGGTAGTCCTGCGCCAACTGCTCGAGCTCCTCCTGACTGATGTCGTCGGGGTCCACATCGGGGTTGATCCCGTGCTTCTCCATCAGCGCCTGCAGTTTGTCCCGTTCAGCCTGGGCCTGCTGCGATAATGCCAACTGCTCACGCAGTTGCTTGGCTTCATTGCGCGCCTGCTCCAGCACTTCATACGGGATGGTGTGTTGACCATTCTTGGCCAGGATCACCTTCTCAGGCTCCGTGGCCCCTTCACCGCCCTGCTCGGTGCTGGCTTGTTCGTGACCGGCTGCCACCTCGCCCGCCGACGGCGCGGGTTGCTCTACGTCCGTTTGCTTGGTGCCAGTGCCATTATCCAGCTCGGCATCGGGCTCGCGCTCGATCGCCTCCAGCATGGCTTCCAGTTCGTCCAGGCTTTCAGTCCCGGTCAGGTTGTCGATGTTCGTATCCATGGTTGTCCTCGTGGGTTTTCAGTGGGTGGTATCGCTGCCCAAGCGGGGGAAGGTTCTCTGAAAGAGCGCTCCCCGGCTGGGGCTGGGCACAAAAAAACCAGCTCGAGGCTGGTTATAAAAAAGCCCGCGGAAGGCGGGCAATGGCATAAGCACGGGAGTTGCTACACTCAAATGAGACAGTACCGAAGATGGAAGGCAGGCTCTACTGTCATTTCTACCAACGAAAAAGGCCCAATCTCGAGAGACTGGGCCATGTTGGAGAAATCGTAACGCTGGGCGATCAGGAAAGCAACTATCAGAGCGCGATCGCGTCTATCTGCTGCTGAATGGTGTCCAACAGCTGAGCCTGCATGGCTGCCTGCTCGGTCTGCATCGCCTCCTGCTGGGCTGCCAGCTGCTCCATCTCCTGCAGCGTCTTGCCGGTCTGGGCCTGCTTGAGGGCGTCCTCGAAGCGGATGGAGTCGGTAAGCTTGGCGATGCGCTGGGCCTCTGCCTGCCACTTGGCGGCCTTGCCTTCCAACTCTGCCAGCTTGGCCTGCATCTCGCGCATTGCCAGCTCCTGCTGCATCTGGGCCTGCTGAGCCTGCAGCTCTGCTGCGGCACGCTCCTCATCGTTCATTTCCTCCGGGTCTTTCTGGATGTTCAGGGCATTGCGGATCCGCTCCACAAACTCGGCCTTGCGCGGTACATCCATCAGCTCGACCAGCAGGTCAAAGCATGCTGCTGCGGCCTCTGGCGGCAACTGGGCCATAGCCTGGGTCATCCGTTCGGCCAGCTGCTGCTTGTAAGCGGCGGTTTGCTGGATCGGCGCCAGGGCGATATGAGCTCGCAGCCTGGTCACGTCGTTGGTCAGCTTGCCATCCTCTTGCTCCACGTTGAGGACCACCGCTTTGCGCCGGCGCGGATCGTCACGGTTCACCGTCACCTTGTAGTTGCGCTTGTTGGCCATATCCTCCAGCAGGTATGCCAGAGCCAGCTGCCCCACCTGCTGGCAGCCCATTCGGTAGTTGTCGTTGATCTCGGAGAGTGTCGTAGCGCCCTGCTCTACCAGGTTGCTGATGGCCACCCCTGACTGGCCGGTTGAGCCCTGCCCCAAGAAGGCCGCATAAACCCCCATGGTGTCCTGGATCAGTTTCACCGAGTCTTGCATCACCTGGAACTGCTGGGCCGCCACGTTGAAGTCCTGCTCAACCTTGAAGGCGTCGCTCACGCTGGTCTTGTTGGCGCGGTCCGGGTTGAGCTCGATATAGCCATCCGGGCGCTCAACCTGCTCAAGCACTTGATCCCGGCTCATGTTCGTGGCGTCCTTGTCCATGATGACGCGCTTGGCCTGCAGCAAGAACGTCAGCTTGATTCGCCGCAGGTTAACCTCGTCTTGCGCCGGCATGGCCCGAGCAATCAGGCCGTATGGCTCACCGGTGCGGTCTTTCCGGTATCCCCAGAACGGCACCAGCGGATACATGTTGTGGGGCGCAGTACAGGGACGGTCAACCAGATGATGGGGGCCGACAAACCAGGACTCCCGGATCACGGCCACCGGGCAGCGTTCCAGCCTGGCCCGGCCCATGGCGAGCGCGGCCAGGTGCAACTGATTGGTCTTGTCGTACTCCAGCGCCCGGCCAGAATCGAGCATCAGCACCTGCCGCATGGTATAGGTGCGGTAGTAGACCACCTGCAGCAACACCCGATCCCGCTCACGGCTGCACCACTCCACCTCCTTACCACTGAACTGGCTCCATTCGTCGTAAGCGCTGACCAGGTTGGGGTCGAGCCCCTCTACGGCGCTCAAGCTGACAACCCCCGCCCAGTCATTCACGCCCCACTCCAACGCTTGAGCCTTGCTCGGGAACATGGTCTTGGCCTCATCCAGATCGACCCAGCGGCGGCGCATCAGCCAGCGGCAGTCGCTCAGGTCCGGCTCTCGGCTGTGCCAGTCCCAATAGACCTCATCACGATGGACGTTACTGAACTTGTAGCGCGGACCGAACGGGTCATCGCGCCGGCAGACCTCCACCCAGCCCATGCCGGTCTTTATCTGGCCGCCGTAGGCCTCGCCTCGGGCGCGATCCAGTCCGCCCAGGCGGCACATGTCGGCGTATTCGGCATTGACGGCCTCGGCCAGCTGCTCGAGCTCATCGTCGTGGTCGTCGGCGATCACCATCAGATCGGTGCGGCTCTTGGCCTCCATCCCCAGCACGCCATCAATAGTCGGGGCGATGAGGTTGTGGATAGTGATGGGCTGGCCCCGCTCCTTGAGCACCTTGACCACCTCAGGGGGCAGTTGGTCCCCGTCGTAGTAGGCGCAAGCCCGGTTCGCCATTGAGCGCCAGTCAGGCTGGCCGTTGATATCGCTCATCAATTTGAGCAGTCGCGGGGTATCGAGGCCACCTTTCTCAGGGGCCTTGGGTTGGGCGTTGATCATCAGTTGGCCATCCAGTGCTTGGGTTTGCGGGAGGTTTCGGGTTTGACGATGCGGGCCGGCATCCGGGCGCGCATCTCTTGGGCAATCATGTAGCTCATCAGCTGGTCGTCGTAGCAGCCGTCCTGGGCGTTCATGCTGCCGCTCTTGTCGTAGACGTAGGTGGTTGCCTCGTGAACGGTGCCTATCCAGCGGATCCCGGACTGCCCGGCACGCAGCAGGGCCTTGAGGCCATCAACCAGGATCGGCTTGGACTGCCTGGTAGTGAGCCAGCCGAGGCGCGGCGTCTCGTCGTCGCGGTCCCGGTCGAGGTGCTCCTGGGTGTAGATGCGCCGGGTCGGGTAGATCTCACGGAGCTTGAGCAGCACGGCGTGACCGTGGTTGTTGCGCTCCGGGCCGATGTAGGCCGGGCCATGCTCTGCGGTACCGTAGAAGCGGCCGACGTGGGCCAGCAACTGGGCAAACAACCCAGGATCGAGGTGCCCGAACCAGTGGGCCACCTGCCGGCCGTCGCTCTTGGCGGTCACGTCGAGGCTTGAACGGTCGCCGTGCTCCAGCCCTTCCGCCACGTCGGCGCCGATGGCGTAATCCTCGTCAGGGTCTGGCAGCTCCCAGACCAGCAGCATGTTCTCGAGGGAGCGCTGCCCCTGCTCGTCCAGCTTCTCTGGCTTGCGCGCCTTCTCCCGCTTGCCGGTCCCCGGGTCGATGTCGTAGACGATGAGCGGGGCCATGCAATCGCCCTCTGCATCCATGGTATGGATGGGGTCGAACACCCGGCGCCCAGAGGTCAGGAAGGCCTCCAGCGGCGTGCTGGGGAACTCCTGCTTCATCTCGGCACCCAGAGTGGACTCTTTCAGCACGTACCACTGCCGCTGCTCGTCGGTAATGGTGCAATCCATCGCCTTCTCGACCGCGGCGAAATACTCTGCCTGGGTCTTGCTCATCACAACGCCGGATGCCGGCACGTCGGCACGATACTTGGGGTCCTGCCACCAGGCGAAGAAGTGGAACTTCCAGTCGAGCTGGCTGAGCTCACCGGAGGCCCGGGCCAGCTCGAGGGACTTCATGCTCATGGCGTGGAAGTCGCCGCCCACGCCCTCTGCCGTTGATTCGATGAAGGCCACGGCGCCCGGGTGGATTGCCTGCAGGGTACCGGTGCGCACTTCCTTGGCCTTCTCGGGGTACTTGGCGCAAATCTTCCCGTGCTCGGAGACATGCAAGCGCTGGACGGTACCGGAGCGGAAGGAGGTGGCCACCTGAATGCTGGAGCCATGACGGAACAGGATGTGCCCGCCATTCGCCCCGCCCCGCCGGGTCACCACCTTGAATTGGGCCTTGAGCCAGCCCGGCAGGTTATCGAACGGGACTTCAATCTTGGTGCGGTAGATCTCGCCGGCGGCCGTCAGGTCCTGGGCGATGATCCCGCACTTGATGTTCTTGTTGAACAGCGCCTCGTCCAGCAGGTAGATATCGATGGCGGTGGAGAACCCGAGCTGGCGTGCCTTGAGGATGATGTTCAGGTACCACATGGTCCGAAACAGCAGCTCCTGTGCCGGGCGCAACCGGAAGCGCACCAGCTTGCCCTGTTCGTTCTCGATCATGTAGAGGTTGTTCATCCGCCACCACTTATCGCTGAGCTTCGAGCGGATGTAGGCCATCTGCTCCTGCTCAGTCATGGCGGAGGTATCGAGTTCTGTCATTGGTGAATCTCAGGCAATAAAAAACCCGCCGAAGCGGGTTGGAATTATATCTATAAAAGTTAATTTTTATGGATAACCGTCAAACCAAACGCCACCCATCAATTTTTGAAAAATCAAGATACCTCTTCATCTTCAACTCCAAGGACTTAAGCTTCATTTCAAAAAGAGGGAATGATTCATTATATGCAGCCAACAGAGCTAGCAGGTCACTACGGTCCTCTAAATTCAGCGCGTCGCACTCCACGCGTCTTTTTATGTAATAGGACATTGTGCTTCCATGCTGTTGCATCTCACCAAGAATTTCATATACACCACTCTCGGCATCAAAGAGGAACTGTGATTCTCTATATGCTTTCGTAAAAGACATTGCCTTTTCTTTTATGCTCTTAACGCTTTCCTCGGAATGCTCTAGCCATAATGCCTGATAGTAATCGAGCGCAGTCAAATATATCGAAAAGCGTTTATTATAAAGGTCCAGCCTTGTTTTGGCGCTTGCAATTCTCATCTGTGAAAATGCAACCAAACAAGTGCAGGTGGTAAGAATCAAAATAGCGATATTCATATACTCTGTTTTCATGAATATTTTCCCAGCTGATAGAAGCGCAATCATAACAAATTTATTTCGGATTCATCAGCCCCCCAGTCCCCATCCCCTGCAGCTCAGTCACCATCTCACTGACGGGCGTTGCCTCGCTGCCACCATCCTTCTCGAGCCGGTCTGCCTCGGCGGTCAGCTTACGAGTTGCAGCCCGGATGCGACGGGTATCCTCCTCGATCTTTGGTACGTTTACGGCATCAACCATCAGGGCGCTCAGGGTCCGCTCGATGGACTCAATCCGCTGGATGTTCCGGTCGAGGGCTTGCTCGGCTTTCAGGATCTTGTCATAGAGCGCTATCCGGTCGGTCATCTCGGTGGCGGTGACCAGGTCCTGCTGCAGCCCCTTGAGCAGCTTGGTGACGGAGATAACGCGCGCCCGAGTGAACTCCAGCTCATCACGTAGCTGCAGCTCGCGGGCCTGGTCGAACAGCTCCTCTGCATCGAGGAACTTGGCGTAACCACCGTGGGTCTTGGCTATCTGCATGCCGGGCTTGATGTTGGCGGGCGGGTTCGGGTTGCCTTCATACTCGCCTCGGACGAAGCGGCCAGCACCATCCCGCCCTTTGTTTTTCGAGGTCTGGTCCGGCTCGGGCTGAGATTGTGTGGATGAGGATGACTTCTCCCCTCTTCCCTCTCCCCCTTTCGCCTTGGCCTCATTCCCTTTGGCTTGCGCACTTTGCGCAGATTGCGCAGTTTTGCGCACTTCGGAATGCGCAGTTTGCGCAGCTACGCGAGATTTATCAGGTTGCGCAGGGGATTGCCCCCGGGATTTCAAATAGCGACGCGCCGAGTTGTAGTTCAGGCCGCGGCTGTCACACCAGTCTTTCGCACTGATGCCTGTCGCTTCATGCTCTTGCAGGAACTCTGCATTGAGCTGTGCCCAGTCGGTCTTTGCCATTTAGATGGATAGCTCGCCTTCAACGATGGCATCACCAGGTACTGGCTCATGGGTTGCCGGTACCACGACGGAGACGCCGGTGTTCAGGACGACCAGGGCATGACAACCGTCATACTTCACCACGTTGGTGATCACCCCGGTCACGGTAATGCCATTAACCACTGCATCGCTCCAATGCATCGAGATAGTCCAGTAGGTCAGCTGTGGATTCCCCAGAAAGACAAACCCCGCCGTTATTGGCGGGGCTCCATGTCAGCCTGGGGCTTGGTGGCGGGCAGTTTGCTGGTTGACTCGGGGACGACTGGCAACTGGCCAGAAACAGCACCGAAGCGCTCAGCAAAGCGCCCTTGTGGATCAGCATGATTCTTGTCATGGCTTTCCTGCACCTTCCTTGCCCTCTCCTGCTTAAGCCAACGGCCCAGAAGGGCCGTTAGAATATCGAGCAGTTCGAGCAGGCCGTTCATGCTATTGCTTCCTCGCCTTCTCAGCCGGCAGGTTCATTGCCAGCTTGTCCAGCACCTTGGTCAGGCCGACCAGAAAGGCTTGCACCTTTCCGATAACCTCGTCGTCCCGAGTGGACGGGGTGACGGCTGCGATCTTGGCCAGCCCCTGTACCACCATGGACGCGCCGCCCACTACAGCCATCAGGATGACAATCCAGTTGATGACCACCTCAACGATGTGCTCCATCGCGCTCTCCTCTCTGCTGTTACCGGTCGCCCGGCGATATTGGCAAGGCTTTCGCCTATACCTCTGACTTCGAGAACTCGGCCGCGGCCATCACCGGCAGCTCACCCGTCGGTACTGGTTCACCGGCTGGCCAGCGGTATGCTGTCACCCGGGAGCGCGGAAAAGCCTTCACGTTCACGGCATCCGCTTGGTTACCGCCCAGCACCAGCAGATTGCCGGCTTTGTCCTGCCCCACTACGAACCCGACGTGCCCGCCACCATCCCGGGAGAACACAACCACACAGCCTGCAACCGGCGCTTCCAGCTTCTCCCCCCAGGAGGCATAGGAACGCGCCCCCTCAAACCGGGTAGACTGAATGCCGACCCGCTCCAGGCATGCCCCGACAAAGGCGGCACACCACGGGGTTTCATCATCACGGATACCGCCCCGCTTGATTGCTTTCCACATCGCCACGATCTCGGGGTTGTGCTGCGGCCCCTTGATCTCCGTCAGCCCGATATGCCGGCGGGCCTCTGCCACCCAACGCATTTGCGCCATCACTCCTTTCCTCCCATCCAGCCGGTTGCCCGGCGCTCATACAACTCCAGGGCCTTAGACCCCATCAAGCCAGCCAAGCCGGCCATGAAGCCACACAGGGGCAATGGGGCCGCGATGTACCAGCTCAGCAGCATGGTCAGCATGCCGGCGAACCCTGACACCACCACCTGCAGCAGCGCCTCGGCCCACCGGAACTGTCTTCCCTCGCGTTTCACCGTCTGTATGTAGGTCACCAATCCGCCCCACACGCTCAACCCGCCGAATGCCAGATAGGCGAGCACGCTGTAGTTCTGTGGATCCTTGTCAGGCGTCATCGCCCCTCCAGAAACGACAAAGCCCGCACGAGGCGGGCCAGAAATGAAAAAGGCCAGGGTCACGGGGACTCTGGCCATCTTTGAGCAATACTAACGCTGGGGCGGCGTGGATTCAACCAGCGCGCGACTGTCGGACATTACGGCATGGGGAGGTTCAATACCGCAAACATGCTAAGTGCGCATAGCGCCATCACGAATGACCACTGCATGATCTTTACTGCCAGACGATGCCAACGATTAGGCTTTGCGGTTAAACCCGACCTCTGAATCTCCAGCGCTACCGCTGCGTCCCCTTTCTCTCTTCTCATCATATTCAGGGCATCTATAGAGTCCAAGTAAGACATGAATTCTGACCGAAGCGCATATATCCCTGCGAGGATCGTGCACAACAAGGCGATCCAGCACAGCGCCAACATCCAGATGAATTTTGGCTCTTTGGGGATGTAGCTTTGCTGAAGCGCGACGAGACTGGTTAAAGCTGCAACTGACAGGGTGATGACATTCCTTATCCAGTCATAATATGGCTTGTGATGCCTATCACTTGCCCTTTTCACCAACGCATTTAGCCCTTCAGTTTCCTGGGTCATATGCACCTTACTTCACCTTCCGGTACCGCTCTACCTGTTGCAGGAAGTAGGCCTGCATCTCCCCCTTGTAGTTCCCTGCCTCGCTCTCGGCTGGGATCTTGATCTCTGGGTTCCGCTCCTTCCACACCGCGTAGGCGGCGGCTTTTTCGATTTCCACTCTCTCCTGCTCTTCTTTCGGCAGGGAACACAGGTTGAACGACATTGGCGACTCCACGCTCTGAAATTGCCGATATTTTACCTCAATCCGGAGTCAATCGCTCCATGATGATCTTCATCGTTGGCGCAGCTATACTGTATTTATATACAGCACAATAGAGCTCCAAACATGTACGCAGTTCCCGACCTTGACGCCCCGGCGTTGGAAATCCCCCTGTTCCTCTCCCCGGCCGCCTGTGGCTTCCCGTCCCCCGCCCAGGACTACGTGGAGCAAACCATCGACCTGAACCAGCTCTGCATCGCGCACCCGGCCGCAACCTACTTCGTTCGAGCGGCCGGCGACAGCATGGTGGATCACGGGATCCGTGATGGTGACCTGCTGATAGTGGACCGCAGCCGCAAGGCGCGCCATGGCAGTGTGGTGGTCGCCGCGGTCGATGGCGAATTCACGGTGAAGGAGCTGCAGCTTGAGCCCTCGATAGCGCTACTGCCTGGCAACCGGGCATATCGGCCCATCCATTTCAGTGAGGGGCAGGAGCTGGAAATCTTCGGAGTGGTGACCGGTGTCGTGCACCTGATGCCAACCCCATGAACAAACACTGCGCTGTTGCCCTGGTCGATGTGAACAACTTCTACGCCTCATGCGAGCGGCTGTTCAGGCCTGACTTGAAGGGGCGCCCCATAGTGGTGCTCTCCAACAACGATGGCTGTGTGGTGGCCCGCTCAGCGGAGGCCAAGGCGCTCGGCATCAAGATGGGGGTCCCCTACTTCCAGATCCGCCAGTTCTTTGAGGCCATGGGCGGGGTCTGGTTCTCTAGCAACTACGCGCTCTACGGTGACATGAGCCAGCGGGTGATGAGCATTCTGGAGGGGATGGCCCCGGCGGTGGAGGTATACAGCATCGATGAAGCGTTCATCGAGCTGAGCGATAGATGGGCGGGCGATCTGGCGGAGTATGGCCGCCAAGTCCGCGAGCGGGTGCTGCAGTGGACGGGTCTCACCGTCGGGGTGGGTATTGCCCCAACAAAGACCCTGGCCAAGCTGGCGAACTACGCCGCCAAGAAGTGGCCGGCGACCGGGGGCGTGGTGGATCTGCGGGATGAAGGGCGGCGCGCCAGGCTGATGGCCATCACCCCGATCGAGGAGGTGTGGGGCATTGGCCGGCGGTTGTCGGCCAAGTTGGAGGCTCAGGGCATCAAGACGGTGGCGGACCTGGTTGCTGCTGACCCCAAGGTGCTGCGCCGCCGGTATGGCGTGGTGGTCGAACGCACGGTGCAGGAGCTGCGGGGGATCCCCTGTGCCGAGCTGGAGCAAGAGGCCCAGACCAAGCAGCAGATCATCTGCTCACGCAGCTTTGGGGAGCGCATCACCCAGATCGGCCCTATGCACCAGGCGCTGGCTGGCTACATGGAGCGGGCAGCTGAGAAGCTCCGGGGGGAAGGGATGTGCTGCCGCCACGTCACCCTGTTCATCCGCACGAGCCCGTTTAGCGACAAGGCCCCCTACTACGGCAACCAGGTGAGCACCAAGCTGGCCATGCCCACCAATGACACCCGGGCGCTGCTGGCCCTGATCCCCCAACTACTTCCCAGGATCTGGCGCGATGAGCAACGTTATCAGAAGGGGGGTATCATGCTGGCCGACTTCACCCCGGCCCACACGCAGCAGGGCGACCTGTTCGCTGCGGAGCAGCAGTCACCGCGCAGCGAGGCGCTGATGCAGGTCATCGACAAGATCAATCATGGGCGACTGGGCAAGGTCTACTTCGCAGCCCGCGGCCGGGATACCCAGGAATGGATGATGAAGCGGGAGCAGCTCAGCCCCCGTTACACCACATGCCTCAGCGAGCTCCCCGAGGTGAAGGCATAGCCTTAGAAAGGCGGACCAACTTCGACCGCAACACATTTAGCCTGAAAGACTGTACATCTGGAATCGGCTCTGGATGAATAGCCAGCACCTTGATAAACACTCGCTGAGGGCTTCTCTTCCCTGCCTCACGCTTGCAACTGCGTGTCTCTGCCAGCGTGTCCACATAGCGAAGGGATCGGAGATAAACGACTGCATCGCGAGCCACCTCAGCAGAAATGCCCAGCTGCTCTACCACCTCGTGAAAGTCAAAGAAATCGCCATGGAGAAGCCCCCATCCAGCCACTTGAAGAGCAGTAGGTTTCAGCTTGCTATCCATTTACCCCACCCAACAAACGATTGGAACAAGGTAAACAGATAGCACCTGAACCATGCTTTACTCAAGCGGCTCTCATCTCCCGTACTTGCCGGTCCATGACTTTGGCCAGATCTGACGCCTGGTGGATCACCTCATCAACCAACCGCTCGACACTCTGGCGCATCTCCTGGCCGAACCGGCGCGACACCAACTCAGCATCGGGCACTACTCGCCCGGTACCGTGGCACTTCGGGCACTCGTCCCCCCGGCGTGGCCGTAATCCGGTTCCCCTGCAGTGCGGGCAGCGCCCTGACTGCATCATCTCGGCCACGCAGTGGTCATTGGCCAGGGACAGGATCCCGTTTCGCTCATCCAGAAGGCGCTGGTATTCGTGATCATTCCCCGCGCGGTGCGCCCGCTTGGCCTTTTCCATCACCACGGCCGCCCGGCGGCGCTCCTTGTCATAATGCGGGTGGGACAGCACCAGGCGCTCCAACTGCTCAGGCAAAGGGCGGCGCAGCAGGATAGCCATGGCCATGCCGCCGGCATCACTGCTGCCAAGAGTGGTGCAGAAGTGGGCCAGCAGCCCCTGAATAGCCCCCTCATCACTTAGGTGATCAGCCATCAGGAACTGGAGCCCCTGGGGGTTGTTCTTTGCAGCAACCTGCAGGGCGCCGATGAACTCGTCCCGGCCCAGAGCATTGAACTGCCTGCCGGCGGCGGGCTCATGGAGCGCCCCCTTCGGCGAGAATAGGCGCAGAGCCATTTCGATAGAGTTGGTCATGGGTTGGTCCTCTGGTCTTTGGTCTGGTCGAAAGCGGCAAGCAGCCAGGCGCGCAGCTGGCCGGATTGGATGTGCTCTGGCGTGGCTTCGATGACGGTCCACCCCAGCAGGGCTGCCTCGTTCATCTTGGCGCGGTCCTCCACGAACCCCTTGCCGCGGGTGTGCCGGCCGCCGGAGTGGATCCCGCCGTGGATCTCGACGGCGATCATGCGGGTGGGCCAGGCGAAGTCGAGGCGCCAGCGGCGCTTGGGGTGGAATACCAGCTCGGTTGTGGGGTCAGGGAAGCCAACCAGCTGGGCCAGCACCTTGCCGTGCAGGGCATCCACCTGCTGCGCCTTCTTGACCTTGTTCACTACGGTCTTGGCTTTCGGGTGTTTGTCCAGCAGGCGGGCCGCGTCGAGAGCAGAGAGGCGGATCATGCCGCTCTCCCGATGGTGTTCTTGCGCAGCTCGGCCACTTCCCGGGCTACCTGTTCGAGCAGGGCCTCCTCGCTGCCGTGCTCCTGTTGCCAGGTGCGCGATGCAGCGTGGAAACCGGTGGGGTAGCAGGCCCTATGATGGCGAGGACAAAGGGGCATAACCCGAGTGTGAGCCGCACGCTGCGCCATCCCGGCGCCAGAGCGCACATGATGGATTTCCGCTGGCGTGGCGCCATGCCCGGCATTGCGGCAGGCAATGCAACCCAGGGAGGCAACGTCGGAGAGGTGCTGCTTATCAGCCTTGGTTTTGCTCATGCAGCGGCCACCTCCCCGCCATGAGCATCAAGCAACTCGCTCATGCCCTTCACCTTCCAACGCAGAGCCTGCATCTCACGCTCCTGACGATGGAAGTCATCGTGATAACGCGCCAAACGCTGTGCTTTTTGCTCTGCATCACGCAGTCGGCGATTCATAACCTCAGGATCCCCGATCCGGCTCAGTACGAGGGCCATCATCTCCAGCTCAAGCTGGTCATTCTTCTGGTGCGCCCAGACAGTTTCGGCTCCGCGTCCATTGTGGCCGAGCAGCATGCACACATGCCCGGCAAGCAACTTCACATGGCCGCGGCTGTTCACCCAGAGCAATCCCCAGCCATGAGGCAGGTCGTCCAGAGTGATGATGCCCTCTGGGCACATGTAGTACCGATAGGTCCCCATCCCCAGAACCTTGCCATTGCGGTGCGGCTTCTTGGCATCGACGAGGAAGTCAGATCGAGAGACCTTCACCTCCACAAGAACGGAGCCGCCGTTACAGCCCCAGCGGTAGCCCCAGGCGTCAGCCCGTTCTCCACCATAGAGCCCGCCGACCTCGATCATGGCGATCTGGCAGGCTGGCCCCTTGTTGCTCATTGGGCGTTTGAGCCATGAGCAGGCAATCTCAGACAGGCGAGTATGGGTGAGTTGGTCGCTCATGCTGCCGCCCTCCCGTATGCCGCCACCCAGTCAAAGCCGCGGCGGGATTCATCCCCGAACTTCACGCCCTGCTGGGCGCCGAAGGATTGGGCCAGCTCAATGAGATCGCGCATCTCGCGCACGGTCATCTTGGAGGTGGACTTACCCAGCACTACGAAGCCATTGCCGTCGATATTCGGCACCACGTCTTGCTGGTACAGGGCGGCGGAGAGAACGTGCTTCCAGTCCTCCTTGGAGAGCTTGCGGCCGTGCCAGTTGACCTGCTCGGCGATGTCGGTCATTACCGCCCAAAACAGGGCGTTTTGGGCCAGGCTGCGGGTCATCTCCTTGATTTCGATAACCAGCGGCTTGTCCTGGTCAACCGGCAGGCTTGCTACCAGTTGGCAGGCGCGGGCTCGGATTTCCGGGCTGCGCAGGAAGTGCTTTGGATATTCGCTCACCTTCACCCCCGCTTGGCTTGGTTGCGGCGACGGCGGGCGGCGCGTTTGGTTGCCGCGACCCGGTCATTGCGCGGGTTCGATGCTGGCCAGCTGCGGTTTTTCAGTGCGATTGGCGAGCGAGAAGGGCCAACCCAGGCACGCATGCCGGCCAGCATGGCAAGGCGAACCTGCAAGCGCAGTGTGGTACCGAGCTGGCGAGCCATGCTGAACGTGGAGGAGAACAAGCTCATGCCGCCACCGCCTTAGCCGCGACGGCTTCCGCAGTGGGGAACGGGGTCAGGTGGTAATGCCACACCTGCTTGCCGTCGATGTTTTTGCAGTTGGAGTGCTTCACCCAGCCGTGGCAGCAGACTTCGCGCAGTCTGGCGCTGATGGCGGCCTGGGTGTCAGCGTGGCCGTAGCGGCTCCAGCACTCGCGCTCGATCTCGCGCAGGGTGCGGGATTTGCCGTCGCTCATGATCGCAATTACGCGGCCCAGCTGGGTCGCTACGGATAGATCTCGGGTATGTGGTTTGGTCATGGTCTGGGTCCTTTGGTCAAACTACCGGGTGGTCTAAGTCCGGCACTGGCAATGGTACGGCGCGCTACACCCCGTGTCACTGGTTGGCAAGGCCCTCCCCTTCGAAGTTATCCACAGCTCCAAACGCAACACCACGCCGCAACGCCAGTACTGGCGCGCCTCTCAGCCGTTCGACCTCCTCCGCCACTTGCTCAGGCGTCGTGTCGAGCACCAGCCAGTGCCCTGCCCCACGCTGGCAGTCCGTATGCCCCAGCGCGGCGATCTCGTCTGCCACCTCCAGCAGCAACCGCTCCCCGCACCATCCCCGAACGGCCGGATAAATCACCACCCGGCAGAATTTCGCGGCCTTGACCGCGGCGATTACGTCAGGATTGAACATTGGCCATCCCTCCTCGCTTGAACAGGGCCTTGAGGCTTTCCACGCCGCGCTGGCCGGTCTGCTGGTAATACTCTGGGCTGTGCTGGATTTGTTCCCGCGAAGGCAACCCCTTGCGAACTTCGGCCCCCAAGTCCTCCCCGGCGACAACCCGGCGCAGCAGCTGGGCGTATGCCTGCTCGAACACTGGCCGGTAGGCTTCCAAGCCCAGGGTCTGGCGCTCCCAGCTCGTAGCCTTGGCGGCCAGCTCCACTGCAGGATGGGTAAACCGGCGGGTGCGCACCTCGACCAGGGCGGCGTCCACTGTTGGCAGGCCCAGCGACTCCGGCGTTATCTCGCACCACTTGATGAACATCCCAGGGCTTGGAAAAAACGGGATCCCCTGAGATCGGGCAACCCGCATACCCTGCGCCAGCTGATCACGACTGGTGCAATTGGCCTCAACCAGCGCAACCGTCCATTCCCGAAGCGCTCGCTCCTGCACCTGCGGGGTGGGGAACGAACGCAGCCAGGCAGGAAAGATCACCTTGAGCTGCTCGAGCAACTTGCTCACCACCTGGGTATCCCGATCGGTAACCACTGCGGCCACCTGGCGCACCGGCGTAACGGGCAACTCGCTCGGCATGCTGGTCAGCACCTCACTCAACGGTTTCATGGCCATCAGTACCCCTCCTGAATCAACTGGTTGAGCTTGTCGGCAGTCATGGTTTTGGTCAGATCCCACTCGTCCCCGCGAGCTGGCTGGCGCACCACCCCGGCACGCTTGGCGGTGAGCTTGTCCCACTGCTTGCGCAGGGTCTTGGGGCACAGCACGTTGGCTGACCAGAACGGGTCGAGGTTGGCCCACTTGAACAGCGAGCAGATTTCGTGATGGGTGTACCCCAGTTGGGTTCGCATCAGGCGGATATCGTTCGCCCACTGCGCCCAGTTGGGGGCCTTGGCCGTCGGGTTCACCACAAGCACCTTGCCGTGGATGAACTCGGCAGCGGTCAGGTCGTCCTGAGTGCCCCAGAATTTCCCACTCGGGGTCTGGATGGCAGCATCAGGCCGGATCTTCTCGACGGGAGCAGATACCGACTCATCGACTCCGGCGTCGGGGAGCGCGTCAGCGTTCTTCGACGAAGAGATCTTTATCTTTTCCTTTCTTTGATAGTTTTCTTTTGTTGTGGACGGATTTCCGTGATTCGAATCTCGGATTTCCGTGATTTCACTCACGGATTTCCGTGATGCTTTCACGGATTTCCGCGCGGAATCTCTGGACTCAATTTTGTCCGAAATCCATTCAGAAATGACCTTGTTTACCGCCACCATGAAGAAGATGCCGCTCCCCCTCTCTATCTTCAGGATGTTGCGCTTCTCTAGCTCCACTACCGCATCCTTGATGCGATTACTATGAAGACCTGTCAGCTCTGCCAGATAGCCGGTATGAACGCGATCCTTCGCCTTGCGGTAGCCATAGGTTTGACGGATCACCGCCATTACCACCTGGCTCTGTGTGCCGCTCATTTTGGTGCGCATCAGCGCATCCAGCAGCTCATTGGCAACACGGGTAAACCCATCATCAAGATCTGCGACCACGCGGGCCTCCTTCTGAGGGGGGGTATGTGGGGCACTGGGCCCCGGGAATTTGATAACGGTGTTCATGCAGCCTCCACCTGCGCATCTGCGCACATCTCTGGCAGGTTGGCTCGTACCAGAGCCGCAGCCAGTGGCGGGCACACTGCATTGCCGCAGCGGGCCACCTGCGCGGTTTTGGTGAACTTCTTGCCGGTGGCGTCGTGGTCGATCACGTAATCGGCCGGGAACCCCTGTGCGGCGAACAGCTCATGGGGCTCGAGCATCCGCATGCCGATATCGACGATTTGGTAATCCTCGCCGCGCACGGTGACCAGACCGAAGCGGTCCCTAGTGGTCACGGTATGCAGTGGCTCAGAACAGGGGATGGTTGAGTCGGTGCCGTAATACTTGAGCAGGAAGGCCCGCACTTCGCCGATATGCAGGCCGCCGGCTGTGACGGTTGGCATAGGCTCAGTTACCGGCTGGCCGTGCTGGCAGGTGCCGCGCAGTTTTACCAAGTGGCTGGTAACCAGCGAATTGTGGTCAACGGTGGTCACAGTTGGCAGCGGCTTGGTCAGCTCTGCGCCCACCACCCCGGTGTAGTGCTTGGCAAGGGATGCAAGCACAAGCTGGCTCTTGTCGGCCTTGGCCATCACAGTGCCCAGCGGTTCCTCGACCGATTGGCCAACTGAGTTGCCGAACTGGCGGGCGATGACCGGCGCCACCAGAGCGAAGTGCCCGCCCTTTACCTGGGCGCAGATGGTGCGCAGCGGCTCATCCGCCGCCATGTTGCGCTGATGGCTGGCGTTGGCATGCTCTGTGATGAACGGGGCAAGTGTCGGGATGCAAATAGCCCCTTGCGACCCCTGCGCCGTAACAGTCCAAAGTGGATGGTCGATTCCACGGACACGGGGTTGCTGCCCCTCGCGCTCACCATTCCTGGTGTTCACGATAAATGGCTCGGTGGCGTTGATGACGAACCGCTCCACCCCCTTGGCAATCCGGCGCATCGTGGCCTCGGCCAGTGGTCGCTTAACGTTGAGCCCCTGGGCTTTGGCCTCTTCCTGGGTGAGGAAGATTGAGGGACACGGGATCGACCAGTCGATCACATCGGCAGCAGTCGGCCACGGCAGCAGTTTCCCGGTTTTCACCTCTGCACTGGCGGGATCGCCATGGGTCGGCTTGGGCCACACGATGGGGGCGCCATCCCGGCGGGCGATCAGGAACAGACGCTTGCGGATGGTCGGGGTGCCGTAGTCACAGGCGCGCAGCTCCCGCCACTCCACCTTGTAGCCCTGCGCCGCCAGGGCGTTGATGAAACTGTTAAAGGTGCGGCCCTTCTTGGCCGGGTCCGGGCGAGCGTTACCCTCAGCGTCGATCAGCAGCGGGCCCCAGGTCTGAAACTCCTCGACGTTCTCCAGCATGATCACCCGGGGGCGAACAGTCGCAGCCCAGCGCAGTGTGACCCACGCCAAGCCCCTTATCTTCTTGCTGACCGGGGTCGAGCCCTTGGCCTTGGAGAAGTGCTTGCAGTCGGGAGACAGCCAGACCAGCCCCACTGGGCGGCCGGCCACCACGTCACGCGGCACGATATCCCACACCGATTCGCAATAGTGCTCTGTTGTTGGGTGGTTGACGGTGTGCATGGAGATAGCGTCGGGGTCGTGGTTGATGGCGATCTCCGGGCTGCGACCCAGCGCCATCTCGATCCCCGTGCTGGCCCCACCGCCGCCGGCGAAGTTGTCCACCACGATCTCGTCGAACAGGTTCAAGGTATTGCGGCAGATTGAGGCGACCGGTGATTTACGCATGGATCACCTCCTGTTCGGTGTAGGGGCAAGCCGGGCACTCAAAGGCGTGATCGTCGGTACCGGAACGCAGCTCACTGCCGCACAGCGGGCAGTGGTTGAGATCGTGCGGCAAGGGGTGGCCCCCATGGGCCATGGTTGAATTGGTCATTTCTTGGGTCCTGTTTAAAAAAGCCCGGTGGTAAGGCGGGCCTGGGGAAATTAGGCGCTAGGCTGCGCCTCGGCACGCTCAACAGTGCGGGCCTCGAGTTCGCGAGCAAGGCGAACGGCTTGGCGATCGGTGCCAGCGGCATGTGCGGTCGAAATCAGCGGCTCATCGAGGGCCAGGGCCAGCTCATGCATGACGGCCTTCAAAACGATGTTGTCGCGATCGCTGACGTACTGGGATGCCGGTCGTGGCGGTCTGGCTAGGGTGTTCATTGGTTACCTCCCGAGAACGAAATTGATGAGTTTTTGCAGTGGGCGGAGTGGGCGCTCTTCGTTGTATGCGGCCTCATCCTCCTGGGTGAACTGCAGCAGGCCCCGCTCGGGCAGGCCGGATCCCTCAAGGATTTCTTCGACGGTCACGGGCGGGAACCCTTGTTCAACCAGGCTCCGGTTGGCTCGTTTTACGGCTCTCGCCAGGATCTGCGGCTCGTGCTGAGATATTGCCTTGAGCAAGATGAGCAGCGAGGTGCGGGCGAATGCAGTTTCGGTCATGTTCATTTCGGCGCCGACTTCCTTCCATACCTGGCGCTGCGCGGGGTTTCCGCGAACGCGAAGTGGAGAAATGGTGCTCAGATTTTCATGGTCTGGCTGGGCAATTCTTCCCATTGGGGTGGTCCTCTGTTGGTGCTGAAACAGGCCGGTGGTCAGGCGGCCTGCTGGGTTTCAGGTTGATCGGGGCGGTAATCCTCAAGACAGAAGTCAAGACGACCACCGGAAGCGAAATGAATGCGCGTGGCATACTTGGCCGGGATTACCTCCGGCCACTCAGATACGGTGCTTTTGGTAACGCCCAAGGCGCGAGCCATTGCGTTACTTCCGCCAAAAAACTGGATGGCTTGATGTTTCTTCATTGGTCTGGGTCCTGTTGTGGGTACTGACAATACAGAACCCATTTTGGTTCGCTTTTCCGAACAAGTCAACCATCGGCATCGCGCACAAGAAATAGGACAGAATAGGGAAGTGTTTTTTTATTCGAACGAGAGCGACATGACCTCTTTCAGAGATCGACTGAAATACATGCTCAATGAGCGCGGCTGGAACCAAGCCGACCTGGTGCGCAAGTCAGGCGTGAGCAAGGCGGTGATATCCGTTCTGCTGTCAGACCCGCACAAAGATCTGCGCGTCAGCAGCCTGCTCTCTATCGCCAAAGCTATCGGCTGCGACCCGCTATGGCTCTATACCGGTAAAGAGAGCGGTACCTATGTAGCGGATACGCACCTTGGCAAGGTGTCCGTGTGGGAAATGTCAGATCTCACCGAGCACCCAACCGATGCCCTGCACACCCTTGATGGGCGCGACACCATATACAGCGATTACGATGGGCAGCTAATCGGTATCATTGCTAACGATGACAACCTCGCGGGCTCCGGCATCAAGAGCGGCGACATCTGTGTTATCGACCTGGCAGATCGCACTCCCCGCCACAACGACGTGGTGCTGGCAAGGATAGTCAGCAGCCAACAAGATAGACTGCTCAAGGCGCTTGATGGCCTGTCTGGCATAACCCTGGTGACTGACGACCAGCGCCTGGGTGTGGTGCCCATCAAGGACGCGATTGTCTTCGGCCGCATGGTGGAACTGCGCCGGAACACAAAAGAGTAAAAGCATGCACCTCAATTAAGCCTGCATCGCGCGGGCTTTTTTGTGTCCGCAATTTGGCGGAACAACCCCTCGCCAAAAAATAGTTCGCAAAACCGAACATTTTCTATTGACGCAAGTGTTCGGCAATATTAACCTTTGCCTTGTTCGGTAAAGCAATCGAACAGACCAAGACCGATAACAGCAAGGGGCAGCGTGGAAGGCGGCCAATCGTGGTGAAGGTCTTGGGGTGGTGGCAGTGAACAATGAGGCGGCAACTGCCATCGATCCCGCCTAGTTCGTAGCAACACGCGCAGCGTGTTTATCCGAACCGAGCTTGCTGGAAGGTGAGCGCACTACAAAAAGAGCGCTGGCATGCAAAAAATATCTCGCAGTCGCGGCAGTACCAAAAGCCAGGATGGAGCGACCAAAACGCGGTAGTGCTCTTTTCGTAGTGGTATATCTAGAGCTTTCAGTTATGGAGCTGCTCCAGGTGGAATATAGAGATGTTGTTGGTTTTGAAGAGTTTTTTTCTGTATCGGATACGGGTCTTGTTCTCTCTAAGAGAACAGGGAAATTGGTGAAGGTGAACACGTCAGGGAGATATGCGTTCATCACATCAAGAGTAGGCGGCAGGGGTGGTAAATCAATCTACTTCAAGGTTCACAGGGCTGTTGCGCAGGCATTCATAGCAAACCCTGACCAGCTGCCACAGGTGAATCATAAGGATGGAAATAAGCAAAACAACAATGTCGCAAACCTTGAGTGGGTAAGCGCATCGCAAAACTCTAAGCATGCCTGGGATAGTGGACTTAACAACTCCAAAAGACAGGTAAAGGCATGCGGAACAAATAGCAGGTACGAGCAAGGGTGTAGGTGTGATGACTGCAAGAAAGCTAGAAGCATTCACCGCCGAGCAAAGTACCTGAAAAATGGAAATTGATACCAAATTAAGACACCCGGCAACAGGACCCGGCCCCTCACCAGGGCAGCAGTGAGAAGCGCCTGACCAGCGCGTAAGAACGACAAAGCCCGCACAGGGCGGGCTTTGAAGGACTGGGGTACCACCCCCAATCGGAAGTCGCCAGGGGACCAACCCCGGCAAACAGGACCCAGCATGACGAATCAAGTGGGTATTAGCGAGGACCAACTCGCCAACAGGAGTGAATGTACCATGACCAAGCGCATTTTTTCCAGAGCCGCGAAACGAGCTGACCAGATCGTAGCCGCTATCGCCGACCGCCTGAATGGCAACGCCGCCCGCCGCCGGGCCATCAAGCAGCGCCTGCATATCGCCATGCTTGCCACCGAGCAGCATCACATCGTCGCCGCTCGCGCCGCCCAGCGCCGCACTACCGGCTTCACCAAGCACAGCGCCCTCCTCCACTGGCGCGCCGAGTTCCACCGCAACACCGTCTGACCCGGGTCTGGCGCTTCCCTCATAGCGCCGTAGCCAAAGCCTCTTTCTCAAGCACCGTAAGGATGCTTTGGCTTCGCTCACGCCAAATTAGGCTGAGCTCGCTCTTTAACAATTCGGATAGGGCAGTCACCACACGCAATCTGCTGGCCCGGCAGATCCCCGCTGACCCGTTCAAACCGGAATGCGGGGCTGGAAGGTGACACGGTGCCGGCTTTCGAGCCGGTATCCAAAGGCGGCTCCAGAAAGGTTGTGGCCGCCTTTGGATAAACCACCACAGGACCCAGACCATGAAGCAACTGACCGAAGCCCAGGTGATGGGCTTTCGCGGCTCTATGCCGCCCCGCACCCAACACCGCTACAGCGTGACCGTCGAACCCAGCGCAGCAGAGCGCCGGCTTGCCCACCAACGCACCGCTGCCCGCCGCGCCATCGAGGAGTATCACGAAGCGCGCGCCCTGCGGCTTGAAATGGAGATGTAGCCATGACCAACGAAACCACCCTGCTCGCCCTGCTGGAAAGCCGCGAGGCCGAGGCCAACGCCGAAGCTGAGTGGGTTGCACAGTGGGTCGAGATCAACCTCCCGCGGCTGCTGGCCGGCCTGCTCGATACCGACGCAGCCACCCTGCTCGCCGAGGTGGACGCCGAGCGAGCCACCCAGCTCAACCAGGCCATCTACCTGCTGATGGTGTCCGGCGACAAGGTGCCTCTCACCCTGCAGATCCAGCAGGTGCTGGACGCCGGGCTGAGAACCCTCGCCCAACAGGCATGGAATGACCACGTTGCCCAGCTGCACGACGCCATGAGCGAAGAGCAGTGGGAACAGTACCAGCACAGGAGCGCAGCATGAGAGACACATTCATGTATAGCGAGCCTGGCATGTGGTACTTCCGCATTCTTGGCTATGGAATCCACTTCAAAAACATCGAACTGCACCCGCTGCTGTTTAGCCAACGAAATGGCAACCGCAATGCGCTTGTTATTGGACGTTGGCGATTTGAATGGCTGCGACCGAAAAGAAATGGAGGTTCGGCATGAACGCCGCCGTCGATACCAGCCTGGCCCTGCCACAGGGGTTGGTGCTGGGACTCACCAACGAGGAGTACCACTCCGGCCCCGGGATCAGCAAATCCCAGCTCGACGACATCGCCGAGAGCCCGGCCACTTACATCTGGCGCAAGAGCGCGCCGGTCGATGAGGAGAAGCTCAAAGCGCTGGACATGGGTACCGCCCTGCACTGCCTGCTGCTGGAGCCGGAAGAGTTCAAGGACCGCTTCATCATCGCCCCTGAATTTAACCGCCGCACCAACGCCGGCAAGGAACAGGAAAAGGAATTTATGGCCAACTGCACCGAGCTGGGCAAGACCATCATCTCGTTCGAGGATGACCACAAGTTACAGCTGATGCGCGAAAGCGTGTTCGCCCACCCGGACGCCCGCTGGCTGCTGGAACAGGACGGGCTATGCGAAGGGTCGCTCTACTGGACTGACCGAGAGACAGAAGAGCTCTGCCGCTGCCGGCCAGACAAGAAGCTCAACAACTTCCCCATCATAGCAGACGTGAAGAAGGTGGACGACATGGGCCGCTTCGAGCGCCACGTCGAAGAGTTCCGCTACCACGTCCAGGACGCCATGTACTCGGATGGCTTTCGCGAAATTTACGACGAGATTCCGGACTTCATCTTTATCGCGGTTAGCTCAGCCATTGAGTGCGGCCGCTACCCGGTGCGGGTTCGCCCGCTCGAGCAGGAGTGGAAAGAGGCTGGCAAAGACCTCTACCGCCGCGACCTGCGCAAATTCCACGAGTGCCGCGTCAATAACGACTGGCACGACCTGATACCACTTACCCGCCCGGCATGGGCAAGGAGAGCAGCGTGAACAACCAGATTGCCGAGCTCGGCAGCCAGCAAATTGCAGCCGCCCCTCAGGGCATGGGGCAAAATCTCACCCTCGACGTGGCCAGCATGAACTCAATGGTGAGCCTCGCCAATATCATGGCCACCGGCAAGGTAACCATTCCTCAGGAATACCGCAACAGCCCGGGCGACTGCCTGGCAGTAGTGATGCAGGCGGTACAGTGGGGGATGAACCCGTTCGCTGTGGCGCAAAAGACCCACTTCGTATCCGGCAAGATTGGCTATGAGGCGCAGTTGGTCAACGCCGTGATCACCGCCCTCGCCCCCACCCGCGACCGGCTCCACTTCGAATGGTTCGGTGACTGGAGCAAGGTGATTGGCAAGTTCGATATCAGAAAGGGGGATAAAGGTGAATATCGCGCCCCCGGCTGGACACTGAAAGATGAAGAGGGCCTTGGCATCAAAGTCTGGGCCACCATCAAGGGTGAGGATGAGCCGCGGATGCTGGAGCTGTACTTGGCTCAGGCTCGTACCCGCAACTCCACGCTCTGGGCTGATGACCCGCGCCAGCAGCTGGCCTATCTGGCCACCAAGCGCTGGGCGCGCCTCTACTGCCCGGACGTTATCATGGGCGTCTACACGCCGGACGAGTTCGAAGGTGAGCGGGTCGAGCGGGATGTAACGCCGCCATCATCTGGCAACCGCACCCTTGATGCAATGCGCGGGCGGCGGCCGGTGATTGAGGCTGACCCTCAGCATCAGCCAGTGCAGCAACAAGAAGTGGATGCTGGCGAGCAAGTTGACCACGCCAGCGCCTACGCCGACCACAGCGCCGCCATCCATGTGGCCAGCGATATCACCGAGTGGCAGAAGGCCTACACCGATGCTTGGGAGTGGGCCAATGGAACCGGAGATGCCAACATCATCGCCGGCATCAAGCAGCTCGCCGGAGAGCGCAAGCGCCAACTCGACCAGCCGCAAGCGTAACCAACCACCTCAACCCATTCAGCCCGCCAACCAGCGGGCTTTTTTATGGCCGAGCGCCACAAGGACTCCGACATGACCGATCAAGCCAAGACCGACACCGCCCAGACCCAGCTGGTTGTCATCGAACCCACTACCGCCGTCGCCCTGTTCACAGAGGGCCAGGGCGTGACTGAGCTGCTGGCCGATATTCGCCAGAAGGCCTCCAGCCTGGTGCCGGATGTGGCTACCGCCAAAGGGCGAAAAGAGATCGCCAGCGTCGCCTATGCCGTCGCCAAGACCAAAACCTACCTGGACGGGCTCGGCAAAGAGCTGACCGACCAGTACAAGGAAATCCCCAAGCGCATCGATGCGAACCGCAAGGTACTGCGCGACACCCTGGACGCCCTGAAAGACGAGGTGCGCGCCCCGCTCACCCAGTACGAAGCAGCAGAAGAAGCCCGGGTGGCAGCCCTGAAGGAGCGCATGACCACCTTCGCCGATGCCAAGCAGGTTAGCGCTGAGCTGCCGAGCACCGAGCTGGAGAACTACCTGCAGCAGATTGAAGCGATCGCCATCGACGACAGCTGGGAAGAAATGACCGCCCAAGCCGGTGTGGCCAAGGACGCCGCCGTGCTGCACCTGCGCACCACCATTGAAAAGGCCAAAGAGCGGGAGGCGCAAGCTGCCGAGCTGGAGTGTCTGCGCCAAGCACAGGCAGCCCGCGAACAGGAAGATCGTGAACGCCGCATCGCAGAGCAGGCTGCTGCAGCGGAAGCCCAACGCCAAGAACAAGCCCGCCTCGATGCCGAGCGCCGCGAGCGCGAAGCCCGAGAGCGCGAGCAGCAAGCCATCCGCGATGCCGAAGCCGCCGAGCTGGCCCGCCAGCAGGCCGAAGACAACGCCGCTCGCCAGGCAGCGGAGGCAGCCACCCGCGCCGCCGAGCAAGAGCGCCAGCGCATCGAGCGCGAACAGCGCCTGAAAGCCGAAGAAGATGCCCGCCGCGCTGCAAATCGCGCCCACCGCGGCCGCATCAACAGCGCCATCCTGCTGGATCTGATGGGCCTGGGTATTGATGAGGAAAAAGCCATCAACCTCATCAAGCACATCGCCGGCAACAAGATCGACCACCTGACCATCAACTACTGATCACCAGCCCCGCCGCCAACAGGGCTTTCGCACCACCAGAGGACCAGCCATGACCACGCTGAACCCCAGCGAGGCGACCCGTCTCGCCCTGAACACCCTCACCAGCCAGATCCGCAACATCCTGCTGATGCCGGACGGCCCGGCCAAGGCCGCCATCGGCAGCTTTGAAACCCTGCTCACCGCCAACCTGACCATGATCAGCGAGGCCGCCAACGCCCACATCGACGAGTTCAATTGGCTCATCGACCAACTGGAAGTCCTGGATGGCGAGTTGCTCACCCAGGCAGCCCTAGTCAGCGACCTTCGTAATCAGATGGCCGAAGCCGAGCAGCGCATCGCAGCAGCACGGCAAGAAGGCGCCGCCGAGCTGGAGGCCATGGCCGACGAGCTCTACAAGGCCCAGCGCGCCCTGAACGATGTCCAGACCAAGTACAGCGCCCTGCAGTACACCTCCCGCCAGCTCGAACGCCAGTTGAGCGACCTCAACGCCATGGATCCTGCCGGCATGAAACGTCGCATCAAGGAGAAGAACGAGCTGCTGGAGGAGCAGCGCACTGCGATCGCCAAGCACAAGAGCAACGAGGCCGCCTACCGTGCGGAAGTGTTAAAGCTGGAGCGCCGTATCAGTGAGCTGCTGAGCGCCATCAACGAGCAGGATCGCGAGCTGGAACGCCGCCACACTGTCATCATGGAGCTGGAGAGCGCCCGCGCTGCCAAGCTGGTCTGGCACAAACACCTCGGTAACACCTACAAGGGTGAGGATGGCACGCTCTGGAACGTCTACCTGGTGGATCATGGCCTGAAATCCAACCTCCCTTACCTCATCAACGATCTCAACTGGAAGCTGCACGCCATGAAATCCGATGGCTCCGGCTGCTCGGTCATGCTGAGCCAGTGGATGAACCCCATCTACCCGACGCCCTATGGTGCCGGGGCCCCGGACGAAATGACCCGGGACATCTTCGCCTTCATGCAGGAGGCCCTGGAGCAGAGCCACCCCCACCTGCAGCCGCGCACCGAATGGGCCAAGACGGTCAGCATCCATGAATGCGGCCTGCCGCCGCGCACCATCAAGCCACTGGAGGAGGCCGGGATCGACACCCTCTACAAGGTGATGAGCCACCAGGGGAACAAGCTGGACAAGGTGAAGGGTATCGGCGAGAAGCTGGTCGGCCAGATCGTCTACGCCTGCGAGCTCAAGGTGAAGCTGTGGGAGGAACAGTTCGCAGTCAGTCGGCAACCGGCACAGCACAAGGAGGCGGCATGACCAGCTTCTACCTGCGCGACAGCCGCGGCAACACAGGTAGCTCCTGCATGTTCTGGGCTGAGAACGGCAACGGCTACACCACCAATCTCGACAGGGCGCACGTCTACACGCTGGAAGAAGCGCAGCGCCACATCAACGACCGCCATACCGATCTGCCGCTCAGCAAAGCGCTGGTCGATGAGCTCGTCACCGTGCGGGTGGACCACCAGTATCTTGATGAGAGCCAGGGAGGCTTGGGTGCGGACGGCGGTGAATACGTCATTCACGTCAACCGCGGCGACTACGATGGCAACGACGTTTACTGGAAGGCCGAGCGCGGTTGCACGGTGAACCTTTCAGACGCCATGGTGCTGACCAAGGATGAAGCTGAGCAGGCCATGCGGTTTCTGGATGATGCTGTCATCTACCCGTTTCTGTATGCCGTCTCCATCAGCCGCCGCACATTCCAGGCGCGTAACGTCAACGAGCGCCGCATGATCACCGCCGCCGGGATCCGCAAGCCAAAACGTCCTCGGCGGCGGCAGACCACTGGCCGTACCCGAGGCAACTGCCTGCATTGCGGCAAGGTTACCTGGGGATTCAACCCATACGAGGCGTACACCTGCGCAGAGGCGGCCAGAGAGAAGTATGGCGCCAGCCACATTGACGACTGCGAGGACGCTGCCAGATACAGCAAAGCCAGAAAGGAGGCCGCCAATGTCTGACTATCGCGGCTCCACCACTCCAGAAGCAACTCGCGACATGACCCAGACACCGCTCTGGCTGTTCCGGGCGATGGATCTGGAATTCAACTTCGCCCTTGATGCCGCCGCACTGCCGGAAACGGCGCTCTGCGAGAAGTACCTGACACCGGATATCGACGCCCTGAGCGTGGACTGGGGCGACTTTATCAGCCCGTCGGCGCGGGCCCCATGGGCCTGGCTCAATCCGCCCTACTCCGATATCGGGCCGTGGGTTGAGAAGGCCATCGAGCAGCAGGGGCGCGGCATTGGCACCGTCATGCTGGTACCCCAGGACACCAGCACGGAATGGTACCCCGGTGAGCGCGCCAGCGAGGTGCGCCACATCACCGGTTACCACGATGCCAATGGCAAATGGCGCAACGGCCGGGTGAGCTTCATCAACAAGGCCACCGGCGAGGAGATGAAGGGCAACCCCAAGGGCTCCATGCTCCTCATCTTCGCCCCAAACTGGCGCGGTGAATGCCGGATCCGCGATGTCAGCAAGCTCACCCTGCTGCTTGCCGGAGCAGAGCCCATCAGCGCTGCCGCCTGATACCCCCAACCCATCCACCGCTGGCCACACAGAAACGGTGGATAAGTCGAGGACCCTCATGAAAGCCACGGAAAACCCCTACTGCGGTGCAGTAGTCATCGGGTTGGGCGTCGTCATGCCCGATCCCAAGCAGCCAGGCAAGTTCGTTCTGCCAGGCGGCATCACCTGCGACAGGCAAACCGCCGAGGCCGCAGCCAAGAAGATTCACGACCTGCAGGCCAAGAAAGCCCGCAACTAACCGACCAAAGGACCCAGACCATGTGGTTTAAAAACCTTCAAGTTTACCGTTTCACCCGCCAGTTCGAGTTGACCGCCGACCATCTGGAAACCCAACTGGAGGCGTGCGCCTTCACCCCCTGCGGCAGCCAGGACCTCTCCCGTTTCGGCTGGACCCGCCCTCTCGGCAAGTTCGGCCGAACCCTGACCCATGCCGCCAACGGCCAGATCCTGCTGTGCGCACGCCGCGAGGACAAGATCCTGCCGACCGCCGTCATCAAGGAGGCGCTGGCAGAGAAGGTGGAGGCCATCGAGTACGAGCAGGGCCGCGCCCTCAAGAAGAAAGAGAAGGAAGCGCTCAAGGAGGAGCTGCTGCACACCCTGCTGCCCCGGGCATTCAGCCGCACCAGCCAGACCTTCGCCTGGATCAACCCGGCAGACGGCCTGCTGATGGTCGATGCCTCCTCCGCCAAGAAGGCGGACGACGTGCTCGCCCTGCTGCGCAAGTCCATTGGCAGCCTGCCGGTGGTGCCGGTGGCGCTCAAGAACCCACCTGAGATCACCATGACCGCATGGCTGCAAGAGGGAAATCTGCCAGCAGCTTTCACCCTGGAGGATGAATCCGAGCTGCGCAGCGCCATGGAGCACGGCGGGATCGCCCGCTTCAAGCAGCAGGATCTGATGACCGACGAGGTAAAAAACCACCTCGCCAACGACAAGCTGGTCACCAAGTTGGCCCTGAACTGGGGTGAGCGCCTCAGCTTTGTGCTGGGCGACGACCTCTCCATCAAGCGCCTCAAATTCAGCGAGGACATGCGCGAGCAGAACGACGACATTACCAGTGAAGATCCGGCCGCCCGCCTGGACGCGGACTTCGCCCTGGTGACCGGCGAGCTCTCCCAGTTCATCCCGGCCCTGCTTGCCGCTCTGGGCGGCGAGGAATGAATGGGTGCGCTTCAGAGAACCAATTATCCAAACAGGGTTAACCCTAGAAGAGGCGGTGAACGTGAGGGAGCGATATCTACTCATCAACCCCGGTGCCCGGGTCACCATCGATAGCCAACCCGATAACCCCCAGCTCAAGACCCTGATAGCCCACCTCCCCGTCCTGCCCCTCAGGCAGGTGCTGGCGCCGGGCTTTATCGGGTACCGCGGCTGGCGATGTTGAGGTGTATGCACTTTGACCGACACGTCAATTCTAAGGGGGTATACTGGCAACTCATTCAAACGGAGGTACATATGAGCGCCATCAGTGACTACCTAGAAATGACCGAAGAGTCCTATGAAAGTCTGAATCTGGAATGGTTAGAAGATACAGGGAGTAGCGGAGAAATGGTGTACGAATACTACGCCTACATCCCGGAAGATGCAGATCCAGAGCTGCTCGAAGAGATGGGGTGGAAGCCTGGCCAGAAGATTACAGCACCTCCGTGGGCTTTCGATGAGCCCGACTTCGATGACCAATAGCCAAGCGCCGCAGCAATGCGGCGTTTCACATTTCAAGCCCCGGCCAGTCCGGGGCTTTCTATTTAAGGACCAACCATGGCGAAAATCTACATTGCCGGGCCGATGGCCGGCCTGCCCAACTTCAACCGAGACGCCTTCAGACATGAGGCCAAGCGCCTGCAAAGCGCCGGACACGCGACGCTAGCATCGGCTTTTTTACCTGCTTTTGTTGAACCGCATAAGCGAGAGGCAATCATATTTTCCGTTGATCAGGTTGTCATGCTGCCTGGGTGGGAAAGATGCCCGCAAGCCACTGCAGAGCACGCTCTGGCCATCAAACTCGGCAAGCCGGTGATCCTCACTTCAATCCCACACGAGGAGGCGGCATGACAAAGCAGCAGGCAGAAGGGAAGCGCGTACTGGATCCGTGTTGCGGCGGGCGGATGATGTGGTTCGACCGCGAGCATCCTGACGTAGTTTTCGGCGACCAGCGCAATGAGGTGCTGACCGTCACAGACCGCTCACACGGAAACCTGGATGGCACGCGCACGCTCCGTATTGAGCCCGATGTACAACTGGACTTCAGGGCACTCCCATATCCAGATTACACATTCAAGCTGGTCGCGTTCGACCCGCCGCACCTCACACGAGCAGGGCCCAAGAGCTGGCTTGCCGCGAAATACGGGAAACTCGGCCCAGATTGGCGCGATGACCTACGCCGAGGCTTCGCCGAGTGCTTCCGAGTTCTGGCGCCTGACGGCGTGCTTATCTTCAAGTGGAACGAAACCCAGGTCAAAGTTGGGGAGGTATTGGCACTCACTGACATCAAGCCATTATTTGGGCACCCCAGTGGCCGCAACGGCCTCACGCACTGGCTCGTTTTCATGAAACCAGTCTGCAGCACTGAATAGCGGCCCTTCCTTCAACTCAATCGGCGCCCCATCCTCTGGGACAGGAGGGCCACGCCATGCAACAACTTCAACTGACCATCGACCAGGACAGCCAGCTTCTCAATGAGCTGGTCAGCGCCGTGCGCTCCCCCACCCTTTCCCGATCGGCCAAGCTCGCCGAGATCGGCCGCATCCTGGCGCACTTCGATCTGCCCATCGAAGCGCCCCGAGTTGCTGGCCAGCTCTGGAGCGCCACCGACCTGGGCAAGGAGCTGGGGGTCAGTGCCCAGGCCATTGGACGGCTGGCCAACCAGCACCAACTCAAACGCCCGGCGTTCGGGGAGTACCGCCTTGACCAGGCGGTCAGCAGCAGGAAGCAGGTTGAATGCTTCCTCTACAACCGAGCAGGCCGGGATGAAATAACCAGACTAATGAGGACCAACAGATGCAGCAATTCGTCTACCCATGTGCCAGGTGGGTGAGGCCGAAATTATTCGCCGAACTGACAGGCATGACAGAAAAAGCCGCCGAGGGACGGCGCTTAAAAGGAGAGTGGCCGGAAGGGCGGGTATGGTGCCGAGCCCCGGATAACCAGATTCGTTACAACGTTGCGGAGTATGACAAGTGGGTCGAGTCAAACATGATGATCTAGTGGCTGGAGTCACTGGATTGGAGGTTCATGGCAAAAAGCTGCGCATTACCTTCACCTATAAACGGGCGCGCTGCCGGGAGGTCCTCGACCTCCCCATCACCAAAGCGAACGTGAAGTTTGCCACCAACAAGCTCGCCACCATCAAGCATGAGATTGCGATCGGTACCTTCAGCTACGCACATCATTTCCCTGACAGCTCAGCACTGACTCGATTTGGAGGAAGCCGGCGAAACGTCACCATCTGGGAGGCCTATCAGGATTTCTGGCGGCTTCACAAACCTATGCTGAAGCCTACCTCTCGTCATGGCTACCCGTTCGCCATTGAGGCGTGCATCAATGTCCTGGGTAAGGACAGACAGGTCTCAACGCTGATGCCCAAGGACATAGAGCTGATCCGCAATGAGCTGCACATCTCACTCAAACCCAACTCCATCGTCACCTACCTTGGGCGATTCAGGCAGTTGCTTCGCTGGTGTGAGAAGAACAACTTACTTGCGGATGCAGCAAGACTCACGGGAGGAGTGAGGCCCGTCACCACCAGAAAAACCTCACCGGCAGACCCTTTCGAATTTGATGAATACACCCGGCTGCTGGAAGCATGCTCCCACGAGCAGCAACGAAACATGATCACCCTTGCCATCTATACTGGCCTTAGAACAGGCGAGTTGAGGGCTCTTGCTTGGGAGGACATCGACCTCGAAAAAGGGGTCATGGTCATCAGCAGGAACATCAGTAACGAATCGGACTATTTCAAACTGCCCAAGACCAACGAGCCCCGGGAGGTTGATCTGCAACCGCCCGTGATCGCAGCTCTCAAGTCACAGATGGCATTGTCGTTCATGCGTGCTGTGGTGTCGGTAGATGTGGACATGAACGGTCGTATCGAGCGCCAGAGCATCAGGCCGGTATTCACGCCTAAGGTGACGGGCCCCCATGTTCCACACGCCAAAGAGTTCTTCACCGCCGCCGGGGTGTCTCATGCCTGGAGCAACATCATGAGGAGAGCCGGAGTAAGATACCGGCGCTTCTATCAACTTAGGCATACGTTTGCTAGTTGGAACCTGACGTCGCATGGAAATCTCGCGTATATTGCAGCGCAAATGGGTCACGCTGACCTTGAAATGTTACAATCCGTCTACGGAAAGTGGATCGCCTCGGCGAGCAAATCTGAGGCGGTCAGGATCTGGGAGCAGATGCAATCAAAAGGCCTTTTTGCCCCAATGACGCCCCAAGAAAAAAAGATCCAACTGTAAGCGATTGATTTATTAGATAAATAGTCAACCCCCACAATTCCCGGCAAAGGAACTGGAACCCCCCATGAACAAATTGCTTATCAAGAATGCCACCCTGGTCAACGAAGGCCGCATCTATGCCTCCGACGTGCTGATCGAGGGGGAACGGATCGCCCGCATCGCCCCGGATATCCAAGCCCCCGATGCAGTGGTGATCGATGCCGCGGGCCGTCACCTCATCCCCGGAATGATCGATGATCAGGTCCACTTCCGGGAGCCAGGGCTGACCCACAAGGGGACCATCGCCAGTGAATCCCGGGCCGCCGTGGCCGGTGGCACCACCAGCTTCATGGAAATGCCCAACGTCAATCCCCAGACCACCACCCTCGATGCCCTCGAAGCCAAATACCAGATAGCCGCCAACTCCTCCGCCGCCAACTACAGCTTCTACCTCGGCGCCACCAACGACAACCTGGAAGAGATCAAGAAGCTCGATCCGAAACAGTCCTGCGGCATCAAGATCTTCATGGGTGCCTCCACCGGCAACATGCTGGTGGACAATCAGGAGACCCTGGCCGCCATCTTCCGCGAGAGCCCGGTGATGATCGTCACCCACTGCGAAGACACCCCCACCATCAAGGTGCTGGAAGACGAAGCCCGCGCCAAGTGGGGCGAAGATGTGCCGATGCGCGAGCACGGCCGCATCCGCAGCGCCGACGCCTGCTACAAATCCTCCAGCCTGGCGGTCTCCCTGGCCAAGCAGTACGGCGCCAAGCTGCACGTGCTGCACCTGACCACCGCCAAGGAGCTGTCGCTCTTCACCGCCACCCCGGATCTGAAGGATCTCAAGGACAAAAACATCACCGCCGAGGTGTGCGTTCACCATCTGTTCTTCAACGAGGCGGACTACGACACCCTGGGCAGCCAGATCAAGTGCAACCCGGCGGTGAAGAGCGCCGCCGACCAGCACGCCCTGCTGGATGCGGTGCGCAATGACGTGCTCGACATCATCGCCACCGACCACGCTCCCCACACCTGGGAAGAGAAGCAGAACAGCTACTTCAAGGCGCCGTCCGGCGTGCCGCTGGTGCAGCACTCCCTGCTGGCCCTGCTGGAGCTCTACCACAACGGGGTATTCTCGCTGGAGACCATCGTCAAGAAGACCTCCCACGCGGTGGCCGAGCGCTTCCAGGTGCAGGATCGCGGCTACATCCGCGAGGGTTACTTCGCCGACCTGGTGCTACTGGATCTGGGCAAGCCCTACGTGGTCAACGACAGCAACCTGCTCTATCTGTGCGGCTGGTCGCCCTTCAACGGCTACCGTTTCCACAGCACGGTGGAGATGACCCTGGTCAACGGCCAGATCGCCTGGCAAAACGGCCAGGTCACCAACGAGGTGCTGGGCAAGCGGCTCACCTTCACCCGCTGA